ATCTTATACTATATAATAATAACAATTATAAAAAGAAAAAACAAAAAGCAGACCCTTTAGCCGCTGATGAAGATGCTGGGGTATTACGTCAATTAGGTAGAGATGGTCGTAAACAAGATATAAAAGATTTTATAGATTATTTTACTGAATATGTTGATAAAAATATGTTTACTTTATTTAAAAAAGACCATGATAGAAAAGTATGTGATGCAGTAAATGTATTATTTAAACGTAGAGAAAATTTAGAAATATTTAATAAAAAAGCATTATATATTTATATAAGAGAAATGACAGGTGTAGATACTCCTGTAATTACTAAAGTAACTAAAGTACTTAAAAAAGTTTATAAAAAACTTTATAACGAATACGTAGAAACAGGATACGTGAAAATTTAATCTTTTTCCATATTTATAATAAAACAATATGGACCCATTAAATCAAATATTATTTGACGATAAATCTTTTAGTGATTTATTAAAGGAAATTCATGGTAATCAAAAGAAAAAAGCT